ACCTTCCAAAGGAAGCAGCAACTACCGTCCCATAACGACTGATTTCAGTTCGTTCCGAAAATAAGGTATATGCGTTAAAAGGCGCATATAAGGTGCGTTAAAATCGATAATTATAAATGTATTCGAATAGTAATTACAAACAAAATCTATTTACTATTCAACGATGGCTCTCACAACCGATTTATTAAACAACATATTTGAGAGAAACACAGTGGCGAAAGAAATAAAAACACTCCTTGCGAGTTTTGATAAAAATATAAACAATCTGAATTTCAAAAAGGGGTTCTACATATACGGGTCTTCTGGTGTTGGAAAGACCGAGTTTGTGACGAGTGTTTTGAAGGAGATGAATTACGATGTTATCCGATATGACGCCGGTGATTCGCGAAATAAAAGCTTGATAGACAACATTGCGAGTAACAACATATCATCGAGAAACGTCCTGGATATGATGTATAAGAAAGTCCGTAAAATCGCAATCGTGATGGACGAAATTGATGGTATGAACAGCGGCGACAAAGGCGGATTGACTGCGCTCATCAAATTAATACGTCAGAAAAAGACAAAAAAACAGAAGATGGAGAGCATGACGTTGAACCCAATATTTTGTATCGGCAACTACAACGTGGACAAGAAAATCAAGGAGTTGCTCAAGGTGTGTAATGTGTTTGAACTGAAAACCCCGGCTGAAACCCAAATGGCCAAATTAATAACCCATCTGTTTCCGACCATCGAAGAATCCAAAAAAACCGTCATTGAAAAATACGTGATGGGTGATTTGCGCAAACTTAAATTCATCCAGACACTTTACATAAAAAGCCCCGAGTCCATTGACCCGGAAATACTGAATAAAATACTTAATGTGAAGACCTTCAATGAAGATACGAACAAGATAACTCAGTCGCTGCTGACGCGCAAATACAATATGACCGATCACAATAAACTGATGAACGAGACAGATCGAACAACGGTGGCGCTCTTATGGCACGAGAATATTGTAGATCACATACCAAAAGACCCGCGCAAATCATTGCCGTTTTACCAGAAATTCTTAGACAATACATGTTTTTCAGATTACATAGATCGCATAACGTTTCAGAATCAGATATGGCATTTCAACGAGATGAGCAGTTTGATGAAAACATTTAACAACAACCGAATCTATCACAAAGTGATAGGAAAAGTTCCAACAACAACACCGCCTGAAATACGATTCACAAAAGTGCTTACGAAATATTCGACAGAATATAACAATACGGAGTTTATTTATGCCCTGTGTCAGAAATTGGATATGGACAAGAAGGATTTGATTGCGTATTTTCAAGAATTGAGGATGCAATATGGATTACACGGTGACGAATTCTTGAATAATATAAATATAATGAACTTACTTGAGAAGATGTTTGAGACATATGAAATAACAAAACTGGATATCAAGCGAATATACAGATACATAGACCGCAATGTGAAAAAAGTGGATATTAAAGAAATTGAAGATTTGGATGACGAATAGAAAAACGCAATATATACGTGTATATGGCGTTTACATAAGACTGGAGTCCGTGATTGCGAAAGCGGGGCTGGATTTGCTGGATTCTGAAGGCGCTTGAGAAGGCGCTTGAGAAGGCGCTTGAGAAAGCGCTTGAGAAGGCGCTTGCGCTGACTTTGTTTGTGCCGACGGTAAAGGTGTCGATGCTACAACTCTTTTTAGCATACTAATCTCAGTATTGAGTTTTGAGATTTCCTGTTGTTTATCAATCAACATCCGCTGTAATTGCTGATTCATTTGGTCTAGCTGCTGTGCGGTTCTAGAAAGATTTTCCATCTGAGTTTGTTGTCCCTTTATGAGCTCAACCACTTGCATGGAATTCAACGTGACCGGAGGCTTTCCAGGTTGCTGCATCACAATTTGATGACCCTGTTTTGCTTGTTCTGCAGCCACCATATCCGCTCTTTCCTTTTCGATTTGCACAATTTGTTTCAAAACGTCAGGTTTCATCTTTGGCTCCCCAGGTTCATATTTCTCAAGCAATTTATCAATATCGTCCATGAAAAACTTTTTGATATGTGCCTCTGTTTTGTCGCGAATAAACATATCAACAGTTTTCGTGCTCTCTTTCAGGAAATCCGGGTGGGGATTGTCGAGCAATTTACGCTTATCAAACGTATTATGTTCATGTGAAAAAACCAAGATCGTCTTCATTGGGTCCAACTGAACAAATGGAACGGTATAATCTTTCAAGAACGCACGCTCCTCCGCCAATGCGGCAGTATCGTTATATCGATTGTTTTTCAAAAGTTCAGAACGAAACGCAAACGTTCCCGCAGTCGCATGATTTGGTCCATAGGGACCGCACTGAATCATCTTTTTAATGTGCTTGAAATAAATGTATATTTCACTTGCCCCCGCACACAATGCGTTTCGGTCTTCATTCAAACGATCAACCGCGTGCTCAATACGCTCAGGTGGATAATAATCATCGTCGTCCATGTATACAATGATAGACCCTTTGCATTTGGTGTGCATATAATTTCGTTTTGCGCCAAGCGGGAGCTTATCTGGAAGCTCAAAATATTTGATTTGCGGAATATTTGCGGCTTCAATTAAATCGCGAACCTTGTCGGTTCCATCATCAACAATAATCCACTCAATTCGATCTTTGGGATATGTTTGGTGTTTGAAACACTCCAACATAATCGGAATAAACGGGCGCCGATTGAATGTGGGAGTACATACACTCACTGTGGGATACAACTTCTTCTGCGTCTTTTTATTAGACGACGGATTCGGCATATGAATAAATATATTTATCACAATATATTTATGTTGTTTTGGTCAATTATGTTTTAGCTAATGTTGGATTGATATTCGTCATTTCTTCAGACGCATAGCTAACATCTACATTATTCGCTGATGGTTCAGAAGGCACGACATTCGCTGATGGTTCAGCCTTTGTCTCAGCCTTTAATTCCTTCCAAGTAAAAGACAACCACAGTAATGTAAAGAATATTGAAATAGACGCACAAATTGTTTTTAAATTGGTGGAACTTAATTTGAATGATTTATAAATAAAAATGATAGCACTCAATAGAATAAAAACTCGGTATGTTAAATCCAGAAACTTTTTCGTGCCTGTGTTTTCATCGCCCGGCAATCCCGTATTAAGCGTATCCATAAAAGAATGTGGAAAAAACTTCCCGTTATCATAATAAAAATTAGATGGCATAAACAACGTATAAGCCGCCAATATCGCAAAAAATATAAAAATACAGATGTTTAAAAATGGGAACATCACCGCACCAAACCATATGCACAAAAATATTACAAAAAAGAAGGGAATCTTTACCCAAAACTCCATATAATCAACAAACACTTTGCCCGCCAAATACACAAAATAGACCGAAAATATGGTTATTAACCACGGATTTGTGGGGGGACTGTATAGGTTTAGATCTGGGAACAATTTATCACCCGAACCTTTTCCAAAAACAAGCCAATTAAAAATATTTGTCCATTTAACCTTATAAAACCAATTTATAATTTCCGAAAATTTACCTATCATGAACCGACTTAACCACAACAATGGGATATATAATATCAACCAAAGTGTGACTTTTTCATTTGTTCCAATATCAAACATGTCGTCGTTATTTGTACCAAGTGCGGAAGAAGCTAAATTTTGTAAATTCGCCAAATCCATATTGGCCCTATTTGTATAAGCTTGTTTTGCTGTGTTTGCTGCCGTCATTAAAAAATTTAAATTTTCAACTACTTTTTTGAAAACAGGCACTATAAACATTTTATCAAATGATGTGGTTTCGACCGCACCCGTGGTTTTATGAATAATATTTTTCCACGAAATTTGCGTTAAGCCAATTACTAGAATAACACTTAACGCATCTTTCAAAATTTTATTATCAGAATCGGATACGCCAATGGATTTTAAAATTTCATCTTCAATCTTTGGCTCTAGTTTGTTTTTTTTCTTTGTTGATTTTTTTTTCTTTGTTGATTTTTTCTTTGTTGATTTTTTCTTATTTTTAAGACCTTCTTTAAGATCGGTATCCGAATAATCATCACTGTCGTAATTGTTTTGCGTAAATGGTTCTTCATCGTCGCTGTCGTAATTGTTTTGCGTAAATGGTTCGGCATCATCACTATCATAATTCGTTTGCGTAAATGGTTCTTCTTCTTTACCGCCTCTATTATTAATAAATTCTTCTGCCTTATCATATGATTCATCATATAGAGATTTCATAATTCGCATTTGTTTGTAATTTATTTGTTCCAAATCGGGTTGAGAAGAAGACATCCTATATACTTATAATAAAACTTATTTCGCATACAATAACCCACAATACCCACCGATGAACGACAACACATTATATCGCTCCTCAAAAATTTTCATATTGTAATTGTATTCGTAGAGGCGCCACGATGCGGCATTGATTATCACCGACCCATCCGCATTACACTGGACTTTATAATTGGAATTAATGGTGTCTATTTGCGGGACATAGGTGCTGATTTCAAGTTCAATGGATTTGAATTTCGACATATTTACGGCACCCGACGGTTGATATTCGTGGGGATCCGTATTCAAACAGAAATTGTAGCAATATAGGCCCTTATTTGTGAATCCGCCAGTGCGCGTGTATTTTTCCACATAATCAAACACTTCTCGAGTCAATACGTTCTCTCGATATTCACCGTTAAATAGTATACCCATCGTTTCCAAAATCTCCTTCTGATTTTCCACATTGAACACCCCCGAAATGAAAATACCCGTATTAGATTCGTCTGGATTTAGAAGTGGGCCCTTTCCAAACCCAAGTTCACTATTTGGCGCCGGAAATTGACTTGCCGACTCAATATTCTGCGGTATATTTCGATACGGCCAATTCGTGTAATTACTCCATTCATTACGCATATATACGTCATTTCGCTGTAAATACCACATCCAATTCGCGACCATACCCGTTGTTTGTAATTTGATTTTCTTGGAACCCGTTACATTTTCATAATTGTATTCCATAACGTCTTTTATTAGATAAATCTGGTCTTCCCCTGTAAAAGTTCGAATCTCTTCTTTGGACAAGAAACAGTAATTTGCTAAAATGTGGACATCAGCATTCCAACCAGTCAATTTGTTTGGATATTTTACGGGACTGATATCATCGGACGGTGGCGTTTGTAAATAGCGATACAATTGGAATTGTGGTTTGGTGAAGTCGGGACGTACATAAGGAAAGTTATTTCCATAATCAAATACGTCGCGCACCTGAAAAAGCTCCTCTATGGGACGCATTGTGACGTTTATATGAAGTTCATTGTATTGAAGGGCAACCAGTGGAAAGGCGCATCGACTGTCCAATGTAAACCACGTATTAATCGGAATATACAAGGTGCGTCCGCGAATAGATGGCTCTTCACCTACAGTTTCACCCGAATAAAATGCCGACGGATAACAATTTGCCCGATTTAATGCGTTTGCTGGATTATTTAATACATGTGCATGTCCTGTCATTTCATTGAAAGCATCTTTTTTAGTAGAGTTAAAATCGCGCTCTACCACGGCGGCTAAATATTCGCCGGAATATTTCTGTAGTGTGAAATTACCGCATTTGATTTCAATTTCCTTAATCATACTTGTCCCCAAATTTTGTATCCATCTAAAATCATAGGGAGCCCATTTGTTGCTGGTCGACTCACATGGGTGGTATATGGGGCTCCAAATATGAGGCAGCGTCACCACAATATAGGTGTCCATTAGTAACTCGGCATATCGCGGTATTTTAAATGAAAAAACAGACGGTTCCGACATACGTAAATCACGCTGTCCGTCATAGTCAACCCGAAACTTCTGCATGCCGAAATTCGTGTATTTAGAATAAGTGACTCGAAAAAATGTTTTGGTGGGATTACCAGTTAGAATTAGATTGTTGTTGCCTTCTGATATGATATTTAATAAACCACCGGCCATTGTATTATATTGTATATCTCTATTATTTTTAACTATTTTACATTGAAGACAAATAAATATTATGCGCTTATTGTATAATGCATATTGTAAAAAAGTTTATTATCCTATTCATAATCCTAATTGCATCATACATATTGTATAATCTATTCAAGCAGAGGAGTGAAAATCGCATTGCGTCAGCAGCGGAAATAAAGGCGGCTACAACAAAAAAAGAAGGTTTTTTTGGAATCAAATCGATTGTCCCAGCCGCCACGCCAGAGGAAGAGGTTAAGTCTCTACCAACCAATGGCGTTACTATTCAGCCAATTCCGGAAACGCAGCTCAATCTACCTCTACGCGAATTCATTGTGAAATCATCATACAATAGTGGTATAAGCGGTAAATACGCGAGCATACACGCACTCAGATACGTTTTAGGCCGCGGTTGTCGTCTTCTCGATTTTGAAATATATACACGCGAAGGTTCCGAATATGTTTCATTTGCGAACGACGATGAGTTCTCTAGTTTAGGAACGAACAATCGTGAGCCTTATCGTCTGAAGCTGACGAATGCATTAAATATGATTGG